ATCAAATACTGATATTGGTCGTATGGATTAGGCGTAAAGGAATCCAAAACGCGCTGTCTGTCCGCAATGACCTGCTGGACAAGACCGCCTTGTTGCATTCCCATTGGGTAAGGACTTACCTGTGGAGCACGCATCATTCCCCCCCTAGCTTCAGATGGTCTTTCTAAGCGTCCGATCTGGCCCATCTGTGGCCCAGTCAACCCCCCTCTGGTCTTATCAAGCATTGCCAAAATGTCACCAAGACTTCCTAAACCACGAAAAGGAGCCGCACGCTCAAGGTCGGCGTTGCTTCCTCTGGTAAAGCCCATCGGCCTTGGCCCTGCGGCTTTAGGAACTCTTATTTGGTCAAAAATGCCCATCTTCTCCTCCTGTTACCAAGCCTTACATGACCAGTATCTAGCTGAAAATTTGTCTTTTGCGGTATCGCATTTATGTCTCGCTCGGAACGATTTGCGCCTAGCGGGCTGGCTTTTCTTGATGGTCATTTTGCTGTCGCCATACCTGACCAACTTGACCTCACTCCCTTTTTTGGCAAGCACCGCGCTTTTCTTGGACTTGTTTGGCGTCCTTTTAGGCTTGTTGTAACCAGCAAAAGTCTCCCCTCGGTACTTCAGTCGGCCAGAGGGGAGTCGCTTTACGTCTTTGGTCGTAGCCATAAATTAAGCGTAACTCTTAATAAGCTCCAAAATAACAGTGTAGGTGTCGCCGCTCGTATGACCTACGGTGGTGAACAAAATATCACCTGTGCGATTGGCGGGATCTGCGTTGTTGGGTATTCCACTAAAGTTACTGTAATCTTGGTGGCCGTTACTATCCTCTGACAAGCCAATTGCCAAAACATTGGCGGTGGCGTCAAAAAATAACTGGACCTCCATTCCCGTGCACTGCCACCAAATCTTGTTGATTGTCACAAGATTGCAGTCACGGCCCAAGTGGTTTTTAGTAAGCGCACTTACATCTACTTTTTTAACGGCACTTTCTCCAGAGCCGTCAGATACATTAGTAAATTTCAAGACGGCCTTCCTTTCACCGTCTTGAATCGTCAACGAAGTGACTGCATCAGCCATTTGGAACCTCCAATTTAGAGTTCAGTATTAGCTGTGCGCTCTTTCATGGCCGTAATGTAATCTACGGTCAGGATTTTTGCCGCCGCCGCGCCATTCTGAATGCCAAAAGAAACCGTCAAATCTTCATCGTCAGGCGCATTTGTAGACGCCACGGTGCCTACCTCAGTATTATTTTGATAAACGTGAAACTTTTGATCTTTAGGGTCGTACAAAAAACCGACTGTCATAAAAGTGTCATCGGCCATTGCCACAGGAAGGTCCAGCGCGGTCAGGGAACCGTTTTTTCCCACAATAAAAGTCAAAGTGGTCGAGCCGTCTGTCAATAAAAAGAAAGCGCCATCAGAAACAGCCAGTGGGGTCGTGTCGGTAATCTGCAATCCCATCACGACATCAGAGGCATCGGCATCTGAAGTCTTAAATCGAGCGTTAAAGGCCAACTGTTTGCCAGCCTCATACTTGAAGCCCTCTTTAACGAGCTGAAGAAAATCGGCGTCATTATCCGCGTCATCATTGGTTATAACCAACAAGCCGCCATCACCATCGCCTAACGCTTCTGTGGCGGCACCAGAGCCGGCCTCAGTGGTGGTGATCGTCCAGTCGGACGCTAGATAGGTATCAAAATCATTGTGATAAACGTGATATTTAGCGGGAGCGGGCATCTTTGCTTTGCCCAGTGTGCTCCCAGCGCCCACGTTAGTAACACCAGAGGTAAAGTGAGTTGTCATAACAGTTCTCCTTGTGAACCAGCCGTTGCCCTATGCAATAGCCATCAGACTACGACAGTGTACTCCGAAACAAAATAAAAAAAAGGGGCCACGTAGGCCCCGAGAAGTGAAAAAGGGGAGATTTAAGCCCCTTGAGAACCATAGATTCCACGCCAATCGGAAAAGCCGAAGCTGTAACGCTCACGGGCCTTGTACCGAATGTTGTCTGTGGAAAAGTCCGGCTCCATGCTGGTTTCCATCGCCGTTCGCTGAAACATCTTGAGTCCTTCGCCAGCATCCGTGACCGAAGTCAGGAGGAAGAAGGCGTCTGGGTCGCTCAAATAATGATTGACCGTGTAGCCTTGCGGAAGAACTCCAGTGTTGCGAATTGCGTTGACGTCGTTGTCAGCAGTTCCTGAACGCAAAGTTGAGTTCAAGATTCTGTCGGCAACGAAAACCAACTGAGGTGGTACTACCAGCTTGCTTGCCTGCACCGAAATAGTCAGACCGCGATCATCAGTGAAAGTGCTGATGTCAATCAGCGCGTCTTCCAGAGAAGTCTCGTTAAGGTCAGCCATTGTGGTTGCACGATTCGCCAGTGTACCGCCGCCTGCAAGCGGGTGAGCGGCTGAGATCAACGGTTGCCCGTCACCACCAGCAAAGCTAGTGTTGAAGGCGTTGTTGAGCACATCTGCACCTTTTACTTCCTTGGTGTTGCCCATAGAACGCGCAAGCGCTTTCACATAACGGCGACCAAGAGAATCATACAGGTTGTCCTCGACAGCTTCGCTCGTGAGGCTGAAAGCCAGTGCGATGGTGTCGTGGGTGTAACGGGCAGTAAAACCTTCTGATGCAGTGTCAAAAGCAACTCCAGCACCTTCAGTTTTGGTTGGCGCAGTGCCAAAACCCGTAATCAGAACCTCTTCTTCGAAGGCACGCTCGGAATCTTCAATAGCAAAGATTTCCTCGTACTCTCTGTCGTAAGAGTCATAACTCATACCAAACAGCGCGTTGAGACCTGGCTCAAGCTCTTTGGCTAATTGGGCTCGTGAAATAGCCATGTTTTAGCCTCCTTATGCTAAGCCAGCGCCTTTCACACCCGCGATATGGTTTTGAATTACAACCATCACGTTGGTGTTAGCGCTTGCTACGTCGTCGTTATCGGGATCCTGAGAGATGTCAATAGCCTTGAGCGGCAACGTCGTGGTGGTAGCACCAGTCGTTACGTCAAGCTCCATATTCGATCTGCCAGAGCTAGTGTCACCCGTGGTGCTTTGGTCAACGATGTCAAAGTTGCCGAAAAGATCGGCTACTGGGAACGCATCGTCTGATTGCACCTCGAAAACAACATTGGGATCATCGACGATGAAAGCAATGATGTCATCGGCGGCAACTCCACCGGGGTAACTATTTGCAAAAATCTGCTCTTTCGAGGTTGGGTCCGTGTACTGAACGCCGTTGAAAACTCCTACAACGGGTACAGTAGAACTAGCGGCCGCTCGCGAAACAGTACCGCCAGTCAGTTGCTTTACCAAGTCTCCTTGGAAAATAGCGCCTGACTGATTGTTGGCGATTCTATAACGCGATTGACCACCAGAAAACGGAGCGCCGCCCATCATACGAGCAGGTTTAAGTCCAAAAGCGGCATTTTTGTTAGCCATATCGGAACTCTCCTATTTTACTGCTTGCCAAAAGAAACACGGCTTGATCGGCTAGGATTATACTTAACATATCGAGAATCACCGGCCGCTTCGTTGAAAATGTTATTATCCAACGCCGCTGTCGCTGTTTCGGTCTTGTCTGCGTAATATTCGTTACGCTCTTTGACCGTTTCCTCGGGAATCTTTGCCAACAACAAGCCCTCGTTATACACAACGCCTTCGTGTCGACCGTTATCTAGCGTAGGCAATTCAAACTCAGGGGGGAGATCGGTGCCGCGCACCAACTCCCATCCTTCGCGTAGACGTCGCGAAACATTCGCTCTGTCCTCACTGCCTAGCATCGACTCTCTAATCCATCGGTAAACATAACCGGGAGGAGCAGGAGGAGTCTCCAACTTCCGCACTGGGCGCCATGGTTGTCGCCGAGCCTGATTAACGTGCGCTCCGCTATCACGGCTAGAACGTGTGCTCTTTTTTGTTTCAGACATCAGTTAGCCCTCTGCTGGATTTTTTGCTTCTCTTTCGCCACTGTCTTGATCCATTGGTCCTCAGACATATTGTGCGGCTTCAATCCGCGAATCCGTTCGAGTTCGCTGTTGCTAAAACGAACACCGTCCTTTTTCACTCGTGTTTGTGATCGACCACTACTTTGGGCGGAGGCAACTCGTTGCACGGCGGGTTGGCCCTCACTTTGCTCGATCTGTTCAGGCGGCGTCTCACGACCCTGCCTTGGTAGATTAGGATAAGCTGTTTCTACACGGGAATCTAGTGCCTGATAATAATCTTCTGAATCAGGCTCATAACCTTCGCTGATAAGGTTGTAATGCGTAAAATAAGCAAACTGAGTGGCTTGCTTATGATCCTCATTTTCTGCATCCCCATACCAAGGATTCGATTCATGCCATGACAACGCTTCTTTCGTTGGCTCTGACTGAGCCGGTGCTTGCTCTTGTTGCGGGGCCTGCTCTTGATAACGCTGATATTGCTCTTGCTGTTGAGCCTGATGCTGGGCCTGCGCTTCTTTTCGGGCCTTTGCGGTACTCAACTTTTCCTTGCGGATGGCCACCTCATTTTTTAACGTAGTGGCTTTGGACTGTAGCTCGGGATCACCGCTTTGTACCGCCTGTCGAAAGATTTCATCAACTTGCGCCTCTTGAGCCTTGATTTTCTCTTCTTCTGCGCTCAGAGCCGCGTTTTCGTGAGAGGCGGCGAGATTTTGATATTGATAAAGCTGTTGCTCACGCTCTTGAGCAACTCGCTCTGCCGCGGCCGCTCTCTCTTCTGCTTCACGCGCTCGTGCATTCAGCTTATTCACACGGCGAGAAACGCGCTTAGAATATTCGCTCAGCTCATCATCTGACTGTTGCGGCTTTTCAGCCTCGTCAGAAATCTCAATTTGAATTTCTTCTTCGGCCTGCTGTTCCGCTTTCTCAATCATAAAATGCTCATTATGTCGTCAGGATTTAGGATTGTACCGATTACTTCATCGTCATTAATAATTCTGACTTCGGCGCCGTCTTCCAGTTTAAATCTGGCGCCTGAGTAACGGCCGATTAAAATCCACTGCTTCTCTGCGCACCATGGCGTGTCGCCAAACTTATCCGTGTCGTTATAGCAAAGTGGACCCATTTTTACTACATAAGCCACAACAGTAGCCAGTGCCTCGCGGTCCACCGTGCTTTTAGTAAGATGAATGCCACCTCTAGTTTTTGCAACACCCGCCCACGGCAGGACCAGCATTCTCCAGCCCGTTGGGTTTGGCATACGCTCGATTGCGCTTTTCTCAAGAATTGTTGGATCAAGAACAACCTGATCCGACGAAACGTAGGCTTCTTCTGCTCCCATTACCTTCCCTTAAAGTATTCAGAAATAGTCTGTTCTATTAAGATTAGCGCATTAATCTCGCCTTGTATACTCTTGTACATCTCCATATCCGATAGTCTTCCTCCCATCAATGTTTCTTGAATCAGGGCCCTTCTATCCTCAATGGTTTTTTTGATGCGATCAGCTAAATCGACGTCATCCATTATTCTATCTCATAAAATTCAAGGCCCTTGGTAGCCGCGCCACCGCCTCGAATTTTTTTCTTGACACGCTTCACTTCGCCGCCGTTTTTCATTTTCGCCGTTTTCATAGCAATAGCTACAGCCTGCTTCTGAGGCTTGCCCGCTTTCATTTCGGTTTTAATGTTGTCGCCGATTGTTTTTTGAGATTTTCCTTTCTTTAAGGGCATTGTGAGCCTCCTATAAGCGAATGCCATATTTTGCTTGAAGCTCAAGCATTTTTAAGTCTGTCTGAGTTTTCAAGCGATCCATAGCCAAGTTCATTTTTTCGTCAGCCGTATCCTTGGAAACGTCAATTCTTTGTTTCGCAATTTCAGCCTCCAACAGCTTTTCGTTGGCCCGCGCCTCTTCTTTCTGCGCAAACTGATCCTGATCTTGTTGCATTTCAGCAGTCCGAATATCCAGCTCCTGTTGACGAATCGCCACTAGCGGATCTTCTGCACCACCCTGACCGATGCTTAGCAAAAGTTCTTGAGTGAGCTGGGCCAAAATAGGCGCGGAAACTTGCTCAATCATCGCCGTCATTTCTTGTTGCATCGGCGCCAAGACTTCAGGCGGCACTTGGCCAGATTGCGCCAACTGCTCCATTTGTTCTATCTGCTGAAGAACCTCAGGGGGCAGTTGCTGTGTAGCCATGTCAGTGGCCATAAATTGCAAGTGTTGCATCATGTGGGCAATAATCGTGCCCTGCAATGGCGGCTGTCCCTTCACAAGCTCTGTAAGAAAAAGACTCCGGTGCGCGTCAACGTGCGCCCTGTGGTTCTGCTGTGGGAAGGCCGTCGCAGGCGTGCCAATCATAAATCCAGAGTTCTCGATCCCTGCATCCACCACTTGCGGCGGAGGCGGTGGAGCTGGCGGCTGAAGCAAGCCCTCTACGTTATCAATGCCCAGCGCCGCATACATTCGCCTATAAGCCTCATACATTCCCTGTGGGCCATGTATTTGCGGATTCGACTGAACAAGCTGAAGCAACTCCTGAGCCATGGTAATTCGCTGGCTCTGGCTGAAAATATTGGGATCGCTGACGGGTATTACATCTATTCGGCCATCAAAGTCTTGAACCTTGATTTCAGCCGGACCGGATCCTGTTTGATATGGATAGTCGGGGGGCAAATACTCAGCAAAAACACGGGCCAATAACTTAAATTCAATTCTTTGGCTGTAATGAAGCCGCTTATGGATTGCCGACATGACTTTTGTGCCGCGCTCCAGCAAAGCAACCGTGGTGCCTACAGGCATCGCCTGATTCATGTCGCCGACATTCATGTCAGCAATTGAGGCAAAGCGCTTACCTGACTCCACCAAAAGGCCAAGCAAGCTCATCAAAACACTACTGGGCTCTTTAATCGGCAGAGGGATTAAGTTCTCTCTAAGATTGCCACCAGTCGTGTCAATGTCTCGGAACTCGCCCGGCTGAAGCGGCTCGTCTTCATCACGGATGCGCATACCGCGAGCCTTAAAGCCCGCGGGAAGATTTGCCAATGTTCCAGCATCAATTAATTGCCGTAAAATAGAGGTGCTGGCCTTTGCAAGACCGCCAATCATGTGGCTTAGACCAAGGCCATAAAAGCCAAGGCCCGGCAAGAACTTGTACTGTACAAAATAATTTATCTTAGTTTTAAGGGCGTCAGTTTCGAGGTAATTTCTCCTAATAGAGAGCACCTTCTGACTGACGTCATCAATTGTCACGATATAAGGCAATTTTAAGCCGGTCGGCTGGCCGTCCACGCCAACGTCCTCAAAACCAACAATATCTAGGACCGTGTGAACCTCATACACCGTATGATCTCGGGTATTCTTTCCGCTAGGCTCCATGCCCTCGATTGAATCAATCTCTTCTTCGATCTCTGATCGTGAGAATCCGTATCCGCCATCAGAAATGTCTATGTCTGCGTAGAAGCCATTAAGCTGTTGCTTGCGGATCTCGTTTTTTGACATTTGCAAGACGTGAGTGACACGCTCAGCAGTAAAAAGATCGGAAGCCTCGTAAGGGACAATTAAATCTTGCGGCTCGATAAATTTTGACATGGCTCGATTGACGGCCGTGTCAAAGTATACTTTTTTGAACGCAGATCCTGCCAAAGGCAAATAGAACAAAAGCATATCCAGCTCAGGGTCAAACTCCTGCATCACATTTAGGATGTAGAAGTTCATAAACTCCTCTACCCTAGAAGCCTGAGCGTCTGATTCGGGGGTGCGAGCACCGACCACCTCTGTTTTAACAGGGCCCTTTGGTGGCAACATCTCTTTATATGCCTGCGCTTGAAACTGAGTGACAGCCTCCGCAAGAATTGGATGAATAACGCCAGTTGAGCCTTGGAATGGCGAAGATCGAGCCTCATCAAATTTCATGCCTAAATACTTCAGGCCGTCAACGTAAGTTTTTTCCCAGTCGGCACGACTTTCTTTGTCTGACTCAATCCCTGCCAAAATCTCTTTTGAGATGACCATAAGGTCCGTATCATCGATTTCTTCAACTAAATTAGCACTGAAGTCCATCTGCGGCGCTTCCATGGGCGGCGCGTCTATCTCTTCGTCGACAAAAATTGCATCGTCCGCGACTAAGATCTCGGCCGCGGCTCGAATCTGATCTTGGCGGGACGGGTCTGGGATTACCTCCATCGCGTTGCCCATGGGCATCACATTTGGGTCTGAGTCGGTGCCGAGTTCTCTTTTTTCAATAGCCATTAGTAGTAAACCTTTCTGTCACGTCTCATTGGGTGCATTTCCACTTGGTAATCATCGCCAAGTGACAGAAAACCGCCCTGCCTGAACCTCATCAAGGCCATTGTTGCAGAGTCACAATAGTCATCGTGGTCCCCGTAAGGAAATGAGGCCATCTCCTCGATCACCTCTTCTGCAAAACCTTCATCTGGTGCCCACACCATGCCAGATTCGAAAATCGGGGCCACAGAGTTCATCCTTGCAATCTTATCCTGCCCTCGCGACGGTGTATAGGCAGTAACAGGGATGCCAATGCGGCGCAATTCTTGCGTCAGCGGTGTGCCGCTGGCCTTTGCCTCTATTAATACGCAATCTGGCTCCCAATATTTGTATTCCTCCCAAGCCAACTTCTTCAGCTCGGGAAAGTCGACCCTGACTCGTTTTGCATCAAGCAAAATAAGCGAATCAGGCTCACTATCTCCGGGACTGAACACCGCCCAAGTCGTTATTGCGCTGTAGTCGGCAGTTTCTTTTTTGGAAAACGCCGTGTCGTAGCTTTGAATTACATATTCGTATTCTGGAACGTAATCTTTTTCCCACTTATTCCACCATTCGCGCTTCACGATGGAGCCTTCCTCCGCCGTGGGGTCTTGCATCCACTGAGCGTTCCATTTGGCTAGAGGCAAAGAAGCCTTAACAGACAAAAGCTCCTCTTTTTTCCAATATTCTGGCCATAATGGCGTATCTGATTCAGGCATGATTGCTGGAAACTCAACGATCTCCCATTGGTCGGCATAATCGTCGCCCTGCTTCTTTAAAACACGACCTACGAGGTCTTTTGTGCTCCAGCGGGTCATTACTATGACAATAATTCCGCCCGGCTGTAGCCGCTGACGGGGGCCAGAGGTGTACCATTCGTACACCGAATCCATGGCGTTTGGGCTCAAGGCATCTTGTTCAGATACAGGATCATCGATTATTAGCAAATCGGCGCCGCGGCCTGTAATTGCACCCCCCACACCCGCGTAAAACGATTCGCCGCCCTTGCTCGTAGTCCATCTACCGGCCGATTTGTTATCGGCTTGTAGCTTCAGGTCTGGGAAAACCGTCTGATATTCATCGGAATCAATGATATTCCGCACTCTACGGCCAAATCTGACGGCCAATTCAGCAGTGTGGGTGGTCTGAATAATCTTGAGATCGCCTCTGAGCCCCATCATCCATGCTGGAAAGAAGGTTGAGGCAAATTCAGACTTGGTGTGACGCGGAGGCAGGCAGACTATAAGTCTTTTGAGCTTTCCCTCGGCAATTCTATTGAATTTCTCGCCAATAATGCGGTGGTGCCGCCCCTCGACAAACTCGGACCACTGGCTTTTTACAAAGCGAATAAAATCTTTTTGACAATCTTCCCGTTTCTCAATAGTTTCGTAACGATTGAGCAGGGCCAGCGCCTCTTGCTTCTCTTGGTCAGAAAGAATATCAAAGTCTTTGAGCGCGAGATTAGACATCCTGCCAATCGAGCCCCTGCCATAGCAAGCCCTCGGCCTTCCGGCGCCTTTTCAAGCCCTCCAAGACCTCGCCGCCCGATCTATTCCAGCGGGCCATTTGAAACGGCACCTCTTCGTACATACCAAGGTTTAGTTTGCTGAGCAAGGTGCTTTTTTTAAGGTTTGTGGGGCCCAAATTGAAAGTCCACGCCACTAAGGCATCAAATTGATCTTGATTGAGGCTTACCTCAACAAGTTTGTCGACGTAATCCTCAAATTCTTTCAAGTCTTCAAGCAAAAGATATTCAGCCTTCTCAAGAGTAATTTCGTCGCCTTCGGCCACGCCTCTTGTGTGACCATATCCAATTGTCCACACATTTGCACTACATTGGTATGCTTTTGTCTCACATCCTTCAAAATGTTTTATAAGGTCAATGCCTTCTTGCGACGTTCTCATTCTTTTTTACCTGAGCCAAGAAATAAGCCAAAAGAGCCGGTAAGCGCTCCCGTCATCACGCTAACCAAGGCGGCTTGTTCTGGGTTTGGATCGGGCAAGTCCATAAACCACTCAACAACCCGATAGGTCATAATGATCATCACAAACATGACCATCCGCGGAAGTATGCGCCAGCGGTCCAGAAGCTCTGGAGAAAGCATTATTTAAAACACCAATAAAGCCGCAATTAATACGCTCAAAGAAACGACAGAAACAAAAAGCCACCCAGCCTGCGTTTCTGTAAGGTGCATGACCCGAGACTTAATTGTTTTTCCAGTTTTTGATATAAATTCTTCGAAAATCATTATTCCACATCTCCCTCAAGCGTAAGTGTCTATTGCCCTGCCCTTAGTAACATCAGTCGAAGGCGTTGTATCAACAGATGTAGGTTGGAATTTCACCTTCGCAGATTCGGCAGGGATTTGAGCATTATTCAAGGTAGTGGGATCGAGCGCAGGATTGGCCGCACCCGCAACAATGCCGGTGGCTTTCTGCATCATGTTGGGCCACTTAACACCACCTACCTGTAAAGGATCAGTAGCCATGCGTTATTTGCCTATGCCTTTTACCCGCTCGAACGACCTTGCTCCGCCCAAGCCGAGCATTCCAAGAAGCAGTGGCATCATTACGCCCGCGTCCGCTTGGGGTATTTCCACACCAAATCCTGCGGCGATTGGTGCTATCAAAAAGTTGACCATTAGGCCCAAAACGCAGGTGTATCCAGCTAAAGGGCGCCAGCTTGACTGAAACCAGTTGCCCTTGGCGTCTAATTTCAACACCTCGATTTGTTCCAATGCGATTTGCTGAGCGTGTTTCTCTGACATTGTTGCAATGTCGTGAGCGAGCTTCGCTTTTTCATCAGCGTCGGGAATAAACTTATCAAGCAGTCCCGCGACGGGGCCGATCAGTGCCTGTAACATTATTTTTCATCCTTGGGCAAAAATCGCCCTTTAGCGTCCCGTTGAGGTTTTTTTCTGAGCATCCGCTGGACTGTCTCAGTCTCCCAAATTCTAATCGCAGTCCAAATGATGGTAAAAAGTGCGGCCAGAGGGGGCAACAAAGCCGCCACCGTGCCGACTGCGGTGGCCACCGAAATAGTGTCTATGACTTGTTTCATACTGTCGTCCATCATTTTTTCTCGCCTGCACTCCCAGATGAAGACTTTCGGTAACTATTGACAGAGCAAAATCATTGTTTGCGTCAGCTTATATGATCCAAGTAATCGCAATACAAATCAAGCCTGTCATTGCCATCGCGAGGAGTCCAACGGCAATTGCTGAGCCAATCAAGAGCGCTTCAAGCCTGTCGCTACCCATTATTTTCTCCGATCCTTTTGGGGCTACTCTTCTAAATTAAGTGGGTTATCAAGAATCCTTTGTATGCGCTCTTCTAAATCATCTCGCATCACCCTTAGCTCATTGTTTACTTCTCTAAGGCTGTCGTTCACCCTTTCCTCAAGGGCGTAAACGTCATCTCTCATCTCTCTGGTAGCCTCCGCCACCGTGTCATCAGTGCTTCTGGCAATTGACTCTACAGTGTCTATATCAGCCTGTAGGCGGTCTAATTCTCTCTCCAGAGCCGTAATCAAAGAATCAACATTGCCTATCTTTGTATCAATGACGGCCAAAGCCTCGTCATATTCGCTGAAGTCAGGTGAGACGTATTCCGTTATGGCCTGCTCTGCCGTGAGTAATCGTTGATATAGCTCAAAGCCACCCCACATGGCGGCTAAAATGCTACCCGCAAACGGTATAGCAAGCAGGAGCTTGCCACCCGAAACCTTTAGCCCCGCAAACTCTACCTCTGCCACTGGATGTCCACCAATTCGTTAAATGTTTCCGATCCCCCCAGCCTCAGTAGGCCAAAAGGATCAACCCGTGGTGCGTTTTTAGGGTAAACCTGAGTGTTTTTATAAAATTCTCCACGGTCAGTAAGGTTTACATCCTGATATTGGTCGAATTTAGGATTGCTAGATATTAAAAACACCGCAACGCTTTGGTCTGTAAACCCGCCTGTATCCGACAGCGTTTCCAGTTGCTGATCCATGCTCTTGTCAATTTGCACTTCGCTCATGGTTTTTAAGGCTACCGTGGCCTTTTGCACCATCGTTTGCTCTTGGATAGTTGGATCATCAATCTCAAAGCGGCTAAAGTCTGGCGGCTGTGCACTCAAAAACTGCCCAACACTTTGGCCTGACGCAATAGCATCATCAAAATCATCCTCAAACTGCTCTTGAGATGGGGGTGCAAAATTAACAGATGTCATTACATTAAGCTGTTGTGGTTGTGTTTGTTGAGATAATGTCTGTGCAATTTGAGTTTCTTTTGCTTTAAAACCCCAGTAATTAGCCCCGTTCATTTGATTGCCTGACTGGCCGTCAACTTCGAAAGTTTGTTGCATTGCTTGAGGCTGTTGTTGACCTTGCGATGCCCTCGCTCTTTGATCTGGCTGTTGGTTAGCAAGTGATAGCGCAATCCCCATCACATCAACCGCTGGCCTTACCGCCGCCCGTACAGCCTCAGCCGCTGGCTCTACTCGCGTTTCCGAGGCAACGTCTATGGGAGCTACCTTTCTTTGCACAGCAACTGGCCTTGGCTCAACAGCTTCTTGCGCTCTGGCAGGCTCAGGGCGAGGCTCTTTCGTGACTCGAACGACCTCAGCCATAACCTCTTCGGAAGTCGCTTCCCTAACCCGAAAAACCTGTGCAGGCTCTTTCTTGATTTCTAATAACTCTTCTGGATCCTCAAGCATAAGAGGCTCGTCACTTATTTGAGGGTTGCCCTGAACAGAAGACTCACCCCGCATTTGCCGTTCGGTTTGAGCGGGAGGCTCACCCGACATTTGCGGCATATCTTGAGGAGGAGGCCCACCCTGCATTTGTGGGCGTCCTTGTGGGGGTGGAAATCCGAGCATTTCCTCTTCTTGTTGAGTTTGTTGGTAGACCTGTTGAGGCTCGATATGCTTCATAACCCTTGGCCTTCCAGTAGCATCAGGCTCTTCTAAAAACAAAAAATCGTCGGCAGAATCTCCAAACACAGTGTTAGTTGCTTGCTCTCCAAAGGTTGGAGGCTGAGGCTCTGGAATAACGATTACCTCCTCTTCTACGGCAACATTGTCTCCGTAACCCGCACAAGACGGATCGTTTTGAGGGTTTGAGCAATCAACGACAATAGTAATTCCCGTATTTATAGGGGTGTAGATGGCAACCACCGAGGGATTTCTAACCCTTGGCCCGTAGTACCCAGCCCAGAACCCGCGATCTACCCCGTCTATTCTTAAGCTAACGGCCTCGTAAGGGTTAGCAAAGTCATAAACTTCAGCACCACTAAAGGTCTGCCACTCTTGATTAAAGTCTTGTCGATTAAACACCTCTCGGACATCACTGTCCCCAGCCTCATTCCCAACTGCGAGAAAGGCTTGTATTTCGTCTTGAGTGCCATCGGGGTTGCCACAGTTGCCGCCAAAAGAATTGTTGCAACCGTACAAGGCATCGAACGACCAATTGAGGGTAAGAACCTGTAAGGGATCATAAGCAGGCAACACGCCCACTGCTGTTACCTGACCCGTCTGAAAGCTATATTGATAACTGTTAGCTTCCGCTCTAAACAATACGTCGCCTACCGTTTGGGTGGCCGTAAGCAAGTTTTTTGAGGTTTCCGTTTGCCCAAGCCCTACAGAGGCGTAAAGCAGAATGACTGCGCCGATAAGCCTTTTCATATTACATCCGCCTCTCTGGCTCAGGCACCCGCTCTGGACGGGCTTCCCACAAAGCCTTGGCCTCGTCACCTATCTGACCCTCAATCGGGCAGGGCGTCCCAGCATCCATCATGGATGACCACACTCTATAGTCTTGACACATAAGGCTTACAGCCGCTACCCGCATACCCATGTCATAAAGGGTTTTACTCAGCTTAATTCTTTCGCAGTTTTTGTCTCGAACAGACTTGCCCGTACTGAATCCCAGTATCTGCGTTTGTACCGCGCCGGATATACCCGTGGTGCAAAGGTCTTGGCTGTAACTACTACCAATTGACGGGGCTATCGCGCTTGGCGGCGGAGAGTTTATATCCTGCGTTACTCTTTGAGTTGAGGTGCTAGTAGACTTACTGTTGTTAGTGTTTACGTTGTTGTTAGTAGAATTAAGGTCTGACGTAGAGCTGGTCATCTGTTTAATAGTTGTGTCAGAGGTATTTAAACTGACACCGAAATTAGTATTGGTGTTTTGATTAACACTCGTAGCACTACTAACAGACGTGCTGTTGTTAGTGTTAGTGTTGACGTTATTGTTGTTATTAGTGTTGTTGTTTACGTTGTTACTGGTTGAGTTGCTTGTGTTGATGTTGTTAATCAACCCAGTGTAGTCAGTCGTGTTAACGCTCTGATTAAGATTAAGATTGTTCGTACTGGACGTTGAGTCAATTATTGATGTATTTGTATTTGTATTTGTGTTTAGGTTGGTGTTCGTAGACTCACCTGCATAGGTCGTCGTATTAACATTAGTATTTTTGTTATCGTTGTCACTGTTGCTTGTAGAGGACGATGTTGTATTTATATTGGTCGTTGTCTGCCCTAGCGACAAGACAGGCCACAATAGGCACACAGCAATAACCAGTAGGCGCTTCATTGTTTTTGCGTTCTCGCACATCACTAAACACCATTTAGAGCGTCCAAATCATCCCAAACTATTTGAGCGTGGGCCGCGGCATCAAACGCTATCGTGCCGTCAGGATCATCTGGGTCTGGATCAGTCCAACTATTTGCGGTTGCCTGAGTCGAAAGATAGGTCTGCAAATCAGCCTTCGATGTAATTTCCGCAATCGCGTCCGAAATATCTGCGCCATCATCAGCAATGCCAATCATAATCCAATCTTGTGGGCTGGCTGTTCCGCTGTCTGCGACGACGTGCATACCGCCTGTGTTTTGCGGTACGCCAAATTTAAGGAACGTAGGAATGGTGCCTTCAGCGGTAAGGCGATATTTAACAACTTTATGCGGCATCACTGGTCTCCTCTAATAGCGGTGTGTTTGTTAGTGAGGTTCTATCCATAATCTGGAAGCCCCTGCTGTCAGCAAAATCCGTTGGGCAGTGCTTCCATTTTTCAGCACATCCCTCCAGCCATTGCACTGTATGATGATGCTCCGGTGCCTTGCCCTGCTTGACTAATTCGTTTTCCCAGTTGAGGTATGAATATACCTCGGCTTGTGCTTGGGCGGCATTAATACCCAGATCGAATATGTAGATCAAGTTGCCTTCGTCAATCATGCCATTGCGACTTCTGGCGGCATTCAGCGCCTGCTTCATGCAAGTCATAATGTGGTACTTGATCTCTTCCTCTTCGTAATCTTCTTCGGTCAGAGTGTCTTTGCCCAGTTTTTCCATTAGGCTGTCATACTGGTTAGTGAAAAAATTCAACTTGCGGATAGCGCCCTCCACATAGCCCCTTGATAATTCAGCCTTGGCAATCAACTCATCGCGCCTAATTTCAAGAAGTTCGCGCTCCAGATGATCCTCTTCTTGAGTGATCTTCCGCTTGATCTTCTTCAGCTTGATCTCGTCTTTTTTCATGCGGAAGTAGCCTTCCTGCAATGCGGCCTTGGTTTTTTCAATCTCTGCCAAGCTGTGCTTCAAAGAGCGGATCGGCGTAATGGCTGTCACATCCAGCGTCACGCTCATCATTTGTGAGTGCGACTTGTAGAAGTTGCTGGACGCTTGCGCTATCGCGGGAGCCTTCTCTTGTATGTTGGCCAGCATGGACTTGTATTCTGGCCTTGCTGAAGGCAGGTGGATATTTACTTCTGCTACATCTTTTTTCACTAAGAAAGTCCTCCGTGTGAATTTGAGCAACCAGAAAAATTAGATTTTTCAGCAGTTAAATTTCCAAAGTCTGTGGCGTTACCTGTTGTAGCTATAGTGACCTTATCAATCTGGTTGCCTCTACCACTGCCCGATCCATCAAACCCACCTGCAAATACAGCTAATATTTTATTAGAGTTAGACGCACAATTGTTCACAGCAACAGTTAAATCTCCGAAGTCTGTAGCGTTACCTGTCGATGCGATAGTTACATATTGAATTACATTTTGTCTTCCACTTGTTCCACCTGCAAACAAAGCTCTCGTATTAGATGCCGCACCCGCAGGATAGCCATTAGCCGCCGCTAATAAATTTCCAAAATCAGTGCCATTACCTGTTGAACTTATAGTTATATACTCAATAACATCAAGATTTGCACTGCCATTAGTTCCGCCTGCAAATAAACCTCTTGTAGTAGAGCTTGTAGAGCCCATACCACTTTTTGCTTCAAGTAAGTTTCCAAAATCAGTAGCATTACCTTCTGAAGCTATAGTTATATAATCAATTGTATCTGTTCGTGAGCTAGCAATGCCACCGCCAACAACACCTCTTGTTGCATTAGAATGTGCCGCATTTAATCTTGTGGCCGCAGATAAATCACCAAAATCACTAGCATTACCTGCACTAGCAAATGTAACAAAGTCTATTATATTTGAAGCTGAGCCACGTTCTCCACCAAGCCATACACCCCTAGTCGTTGATCCGCAAGCGGCAGATATTTCACCTCCTACAGTAAGATCACCAAAGTCAGTAGCATCACCACTTGATCCCATTATAATTTTTTCAATTACATTTGAGTTGCCATTGCCGCCACCAAAAAGAGCTACTGGTGCAGAAGGCCAATTACCTGCCCCTTTGAAGGTGCTCTGCTCTGCCAAAGACCAAACGCCGCTTGCGGCAGAGTTTAGCGATGATCCGCCCGGCTCAACAGGAGAATCGCTAATAATATTGCCTTGATAGCGTTTAGGCATTATGCAATGCCCCCATGAGCGTTAGATAATCCAGACTGAGCATACCCATAAGCACTTGTTAAATCGCCAAAGTCAGTGGCATTGCCTGTCGATGCAATGCTAATCGCGTCTATCGTGGCGGTTGTACTAGGTGCTTGACCGCCCCCAAAAATACCCGTTATCTTGCTAGAGGCAGAGGCGTGATATCTTCTTGCGGCAGTTAAATCACCAAAGTCTGTGGCGTTACCTGTTGAGGCAATGGTCACATAATCAATTGTATTTAGCTTTGTTGAGCCACTTGCTCCTCCTCCGCATACGGCCCTTGTAGAGCTTGAAACTGCCGCCGCAGATCCGCTCCGCCCAACCGTGAGGTCGCCAAAGTCGATAGCGTCACCAAGAGAGGCAATTGTTATGTACTGTATCCTGTTTGTTGTGCCACTATCGCCATGACCCATGAACAAGCCTCTTGTCGTAGAGCTTGTGCCACAAAAATCCCTGTTACCACTAAGTAAGTCCCCAAAATCTGTACCATTTCCTGTCGAGGCAATTGTCACGTACTGAATTACGTTACTCATTAGCTCTCCCCGCCCGCAAAAATACCTCGCGTCTCACTTGAGCAACCGGCCATTTTTTCTTTTGCCGCTATCAAATTGCCAAAGTCTACGGCGTTACCTGTGGTAGTTAAATCAACATAATCCATGACATTCACTCTATCGCCATCATTACCGCCCGCAAAAATGCCTCTCGTTACGCTTGCCGCCCCTCCCTTAGAGCAAAAGCCTCTTGCAACCGTAAGGTCGCCAAAATCGGTAGCATTCCCTGCGGATGTTAATACTATTTGTTCTATGGTGGCAGTGGTGCTACCCAGCGATCCACCAAACAGACCAATAGGGGTTGGAGGAACCCAATTATTGTCGCCTATTGCTTGAAAGACTGTCGAGAGCGACCATACACCTTGTCTGTTAGGCATTAGGAAAGTCCTCCGTGAGCAGATGAACAACCAGCAAAATTAGCTCGGCCGACAGTTAAGTCGCCAAAGTCTGATGAATTAGCCGTTGTTGCTATTACGACATATTGTATTTGGTTGGTGTAAGTAGACTGACCGCCAGCGAACAGGGCATTAGTGCTATCCGCGCAACCTGCCATGTATCCAATATTTCCAATCGTATCCCCAAAGTCTGTGGCATTGCCTGTGCTTGCGATCGTAATAAAGTCTATAGTGCGACCTGATCCGAAACCTCCGCCGCCAGCAAAAATTCCTCTAGTTGAATTTGAAGCTCCAGTTAAAGCCCGTCTGCCCTCAGACAAGTCCCCAAAGTCAGTTGCGTTACCAGTAGAAGAAATAGTCACATAATCTATTACATCTTTACTTGATCCCCTACTTGAACCGCCGCCCCAAACGCCCCTTGTTGATGAAGCCAACGCCGCCAACTGTGTGCCGCCAACTGACAAATTACCAAAGTCGCTAGAGTTTCCAGTGCTTGCTATGGTAATGTATGAAATCGCTGTGCTGTCAGCCACCCCGCCACCAACAAGACCCCTTGTATCATTTGAACAGGAAGCACCTGAACCAGCATGTGCTGGGTCTAAATTCCCGAAATCAGAAGCATTGCCCGCGCTGAAAATAGAAACATAATTTATTGTCTCGTTGTTACCCCCGTCATTGCCGCCCCAAAAAATACCTCTAGTGCTACTTGCGCATGACGCATTGTTATCAGATGAAACTACTAGATCGCCAAAGTCGGAGGCATTGCCTGTTGTTCCTAGTGTTACAAAATCAATAACATTAAGTCGCGTGCCACCAGAGTTTTGACCGCCGCCAAATAATCCCCTTGGAGCAACAGGACTAACACTTCCACTAGCATCGCTAGGCGCTGAATACCCATAAGCGTTAATCGCCCATACGTTAAACGTGTAGCTTGTGCCGTTTGTCAGACCCGTGACTGTTACGGGAGAAGATGATCCTGATGCGCCAATCCCGTCATTAGATTGGGCGCGATACCCAGTAATGGCCGAGCCGCCAACGTCAGAGGGCGCGGTAAACGATATGGTCGCTTGGGTATTACCCGCTGAAGCCGAAACGCCAGTAGGAGAATCTGGAGCCTCTAGGCCAAACTGGCCAATAAAACCGCCTTTGTTTTTAGCCATGAGAGGCTCCTATTAGCTGATTTCTTCGTAGCTAACGAGAACTTCAAGATCGTTGGCGGTGCCAGCCGTAACAGAAATGGAGCGGTCTTCTTCAAGATACAGCGCCGTGTTTTTGTCTATCACAACCAACGAGGCATCTGCGGGCACGGACACGGTAGCAACTAGCGAGTATGCCGTCCCCCCAATATCGTCTTGGGTGTGGTAATCCACAGTCACGTCGCAAGCGTTACTGCCATCAACATTAGCCACTTGGATCATGTTGATCTTGAAGACCTTACCGCTGGAGGCGGCATTGCTGACCAGTGCGGTCGCGCTTGTGCCAGACAATGCTAGGTAAAACGACTTACCTGTAATAGTGGCGACATTAACAATGTTCGGTGCGGCCATTTTCTATCTCCTATCCAAATACAATAGCCATCGCAATGGCTTTGCCTGTGTTGATGCCTGCGGCTCCAAATGACAACTTACCAGAACCATCGGTCAATAAAGCCTGACCGCTTGTTCCGTCTGCATTAGGAAGCTCTAGGCTGTAGGTTGCAGAGGCGCTATGTGGGGGCCCTTTTAAGGTTACGCCGTGAGAGTTGGACTCACAGTTAAACCTGACTGCACCAGCGTTTGTGTTTCCGTATAGCTCAGTAAAGCCGGTTCCATTTGGAAACAACTGGATGTTGCCGTTGGTGTTTGTGGACTTAACAACATTGGCGTCTATCTGAATGTTGTCAACATCCAGTTCATTTGCGGTGACCTGACCTGCGGCTCCATAAATGACCGCTTTGGAGTTGACCACGGTGTCTGCCGTAGAGCCATCTACTAAATTTAGCTCTGTTGCAGTAGATGTCACACCATCAAGAATATTTAGCTCAGCCGCAGTTGAGGTTATCGACGCGCCTGCGATTTGGAGCGTTGTGGCGTTGACCTGTCCAGAAGAGCCGTAAACTACGCCCTTTGAATTTACAATCGTGCCAGCACTGGACCCATCAACAAGATTCAACTCTGCGGCGGTAGACGTAACAGCCGTCCCGCCAATTGCCAGAGTAGCCGCATCGACCTTGGTTGCGGCAAGAGAAGTATTTGCATCGATGACCGCCGCGCCAGAGCCTGCGCCATCAAGATAAACTATCGCGGCGTTGCCGTTGGCAATCGTAACCGTGCCACCGGAGCCTTGCTTGATCGTAATCGACTGAGAGCCGGTGGTGGCGTTTTCGATGTACATGACGCGAGAAAGTGTATTCGGTGCGATAGTAAGCTCGCGAGTCGCAGTAAGGCTAGCGCCTGACGTGACTTTGAAATACATAGATCGGGCAGGATCTGTAGACCCATCCGCGACCGTCGTTGTGGCATTCGCGTCACTACTGAATGACGCTTCAGTGCCATAACCGAGAGATTCACCAATTAACTCAAGATTGGTGTTAGTGGTGGTGCCCCAAGTGCCCGAGCCCTCTCCGGTGTTTAATTCTGTAAGCCGTAAATCGTTGACATAAGTTGGCATGATGAAAGTCCTCTTAGCGCCCTATGTGAGTATAGTTCGGTGTCTGAGCAGTATCAATGGCTATGTAATTGGGCGTTTGGCTTGTATCAATTGGGAACCATAAACGCAAGGTTCCCAAAGTAGAGGTCATCACGACACCTGTTGGCGTCACATCCACAGGGATTGAGGCCACCACGTTGCCAAGGGATGCGCTCATCGCTATCCCAGTCGGTCTTACATCAATACTATGTACTGTTGTGACCGCGCCAACGCTAGAGGTTATGCCGAGTCCCGTGACGGTAACCGTGTTTTCATCCCCCCACGGGCCAGATCCCCACGAACCTCTACCCCAACCTTGAAGGGGTTCAAAATTCTCAAATACTTTAAAATCGCCAAGGCTAGATGCAAGCGCTAAACCCGTTAAAGGGACTGAGACATCGCCATTTACTGAGGGGCTACCAAGCCCAGAGCTAATTCCAAGCCCTGTAACGGGCACAGGAGTCTTGCCAAAAGTCGCAGGAGTACCAAGTCCAGAGGCTATTCCCAGACCTGTAAGCGTCGCTGAGGCATTCCCTTTTACGGTGACGCCGCCCAGACCCGAGGTTAATGTGAACCCAGTCACGGGGACTTCGCCTTGAAGTGATGCCACCGCGGTGCCCAAGCCGGAGGTTATTTGTAGGCCATCAACCTCAACGGGAGCAGACTCGTTCCAAGCCCCAGAGCCCCATGTTTCTCTGCCCCAACCTTGCAAACTAGCCATAAGAAAAACCGAGTGGAAAAATTCTCTGACTTATCATACAAACTTCTGTGCAGATTAGACAGTGTACCGATCAGGCTTATCGATAATCCGGCGGATCTGAGCGTGACTAAAAGCCCTGTCGTTTTGCAAAGAATTAATCTGGCGGGCAATTTTACTGTACCCCATTTTTCGCTTGCGCATCTTCAGAATAACCTCAATCCACTTTTGTTCTTCGGGCACCGGCTCAAGCCACTGCCTGACCTTGCCTTCGTGCTCAACAGGTTTCAATCGAAACCCGTAAGGCACGATGGGCCCTCCAGAAAAAAAGCCCTGCCGCATCAACTCAACCTTTCGATGCTCACACTTGTCCCGCTTTACCGCGGCGTTGAGTTCAAAGACTGCCTGCAACGCCATGGTGAAAATGCTGTGTGTACGACTGTCCA